GAAAGGTCTTGCTCCTTCAGCAATCGGACTTATCTTGGTGGGAGTAGTGGCTGTTAAATAACCAGAAGTCTTTTGATACCATCTAATTGTTCTTGAAGGAGTAGATTTGGTTGTAACTAAGTTTTTGAAGATTAAAGCCTCTTCAAAGTATTTCTTTGTTTCCTTATCTATAAACAGGCCTCTTATGTCAGCCTGTCCTGCTTTGTCTGCCATTTTTATTCTTCTTTAGGTTCTTCTTCCTCAGAAGTTTCCTCAGTTTGTTTAGTTTCCTCTTCCATTTTATGAGTATGCTGTGTTATTGCATCCTGGTTTTAATTCGACTAAAATTTGACTTGCATTTCCTGAATGGTCTTCTCTTGCTATTCCCAAAGTTTTACATCCTACAGCTGTTGCAGTTGCAGCAACACAAATATTACTGCCTGTTGTGCTTGCAGATGTAGCCACTGCCTGCCCTGCTGTAACACTTCCAGATACATAAATATCAAATAATCCGTCAGTATGAACACTTACAGATGTAGTTCCATCATCTGCGATTTTTTCAGTTGCGCAAATTCCAGCAACATAATCCTCATCTCCATCAGCCAAAGCTGCTGTATTAGGGTCTGATAGCTTTAAAATTGCTCCCTGCTCTATTCCTGTGCCGTCTGCACAAGTAAAATTCTCAGGAAGAGACTTCTCCATTCTTAATACTGCTTCATTTGCCATAGATTATTTAAAAAAACAGAGTTTAAATATTTTTCTATTTCTGTGAGTGTCATATTGCTTCATGTGTCCAGCCCTCATAAGGTCCTGATTTCTCTGTTATCTCCCCATCTTCTCTTATTCCAATTGGGATGATTGACACAAATTCCATATATTTAGGTAATGGAAAGTTAGGATAAGGAATTTTATCAAATTCAGGAACTGGCTTTAATTTTAACACTTTTCTTAAAATATCCATAGGTTTGATTCCTAAAACACTTTTATTAAGTCTCTCGTAGTATTCTCCTTTAGCGTCAGCTTTCATAGCTGAAAGAATCTCATTAAGAAATTCCTTTGGAAAAACTAATTCATAAATTCCAAAAGGCAGGAATCGAACCTGGATTTGAATAAGAATGTATTTGTCTTTCTCTCCTTCTTTAGTTAATTTTAAAGGTAGATATTTGTGATTTAAGTCTTCGACTACAAAATCCACAAAATTCTTTATACCATAAGGAATGAAAGCTAAATGCATTTTACCAGCCCAGTTTTTCCATATCTTTCCCAATCTTTTCAGGAGTTACTTCTTCTTCTTTCTTTTCAGGTTCTGGATTTTCAGACTTTCCAGACAACGCATCAAAAGCTTTAAGCTCTTTTAACTGGGCTATGTTCTTCTCCATTCTTTCATTCTCAGCTCTCATTTCCTCAAGTTTTTTTTCAAACTCAGGTTTTTCTTCCTGTTTTTCCTCAGGTTTCACTTCTTCTTCCTTTTCTTTTTCTTGCGTTTTTTTTCAAACTCAGGTTTTTCTTCCTGTTTTTCCTCAGGTTTCACTTCTTCTTCCTTTTCTTTTTCTTGCACGGCATTTTCTTCTCCTTCCATATTCTACTATTAGTAGAAAGGGTTTATAAAATTTATGTTTTGATTTTAAGATAAAGTTTTTTTTAAAAGCCTAAAATTTGGAGAAAAAAAGTCACACCCCAAATAAACAAAATAATACTGCCTACCAATTTAAATAGAGCTTTTACTAATTCTTTAACTTTCATTTCTTAACTCCTGTAATTTAAGATAAAGTTGTGAATCTGTTGGAGTTATCAAAGCTCCTTCTGCTGCTCTTTGTTTTGCTTCAAAAAATGTTTCTCTTGCAGACAATATTTTTTCTTCAATAAGATTAACCTGTTCAGGATTTCGTCTAAGTTCAGTACTTTCTATAATTAATCTTTTAATTCTTGCCTCATATATTGCGAGGTCCTCTTCTTTCTGTGCAATATCTCTTAAAACTTCGGCAGGGTTTCCTATTTCCCCCTGGGAAGCACTATCAGTCATTCCTGAAACTGAACTCTCTAACTCTGCGATTTGTTCAACAATAGTTTCAACATCTTTTTTTGGCATTTGAAGCCACTGGTCAGCATAACCCCCAACATCTATATCAAAAACTTTTAAATCTCCAAGATAAGGTTCTAAAAGAGCCCCTAATTTTTGAGAAGCTGATAGGGATTTATCTAATTCTTCTCTTTGGATTTCTTGAAGCATTATTTGTCTTTGTGTTTCTGGATTTTGAATGAGATCATTTAAAACTTCTGTGCCAATTCCTAATTTATCAGCATATTCATTCCAATCCCAACCCATAGATTCCGCAAAATTTTTCACTTGTTTTATTTGAGCATTTGTATAGCGTTTTGCGCTTGCCCTTCTTTTCAATTCTTCTTCAGTTGGCATTAATTCAACTCTTTCAGGCCTTTCCTCAAAAACTCCTGCCTCTTCTGCTACTGGTAAGATTTCCTCTTGTCTTTTTTGCATTTCTCTCTCTTTTAATCTCTCTATACTCTCCCCCCTCATAATCTCCCCTGCATATCTCGCAGCTTCTTTAGGAGTTTTCCCTGCCATTAAAGCCTCGTATCTTAATTTTTCCCTTGTTCTTAAATCCGTTTTTTGAGCTCCTGCTTCTTTTTTTTCTCTTTGCTCTTTAACCCATTCCTTCTCCTTTGCTATCTGCTCTGGGGTTTTCTCTGCTCCAATTGGTCTTCCGAATTGGTCTGTTCTTTCTTCTTTCTTCTTCTTTTTAGGCATTTTATTTTATCTTTGTTTTAATTATTAAACTTAAATCCTGAATTGCTTTTGTTAGTTCTTTTGTTGTCCTGCTTCTTTCTATCAAAAGATAAATACAAACAGCAATAGGAAAACCAACAGTCCCTATCATTTTTATTATTGCTTCTTGTTCCATCATTCTGTTCTTGTTACAGATGCCCGAGTCTCATTAGGCTGAAAACCTAATTGGCCGGTGTTCTTTTCCTCACTTTCCTGCATAGTTCCAGCCAGACTTGGCGGTCTATTAAATTTAATTTTGATTGCTAATTGGTTCCATAAATCCTGTTCTAATAAAGTTTGTTCTTCTGTATAAACAGGCTCAAAAGTCATATAGCCAACTTTAGAAGCTGCTTCTGTGAAATCTGTAGTGTCTGCTATTGCTCTCGGAATTCCTAAACTTTGATAAATTCTATTGTCGAGATATTGAACAAAAGTCATTAAAGCTGATATATCTGGAATTGCATAATCCACAACTTCAACATCACTTCCTTTTTTCCCCGGCAAAAGCATAACTTCTCCTTTTTTAATTGCTTCTTTCCACTCTGTTTTAATCTGATTAAGTTTTGTTGTGTTATCCTCATCAACATAAATAACTCTTATTGTCCCTCTCTGTAAAATTCTTCGGGTGTTTTTCAAAACTTCTTTTCTTGTCTCTAATTCCCATTTACATGCCTTCCATGCTGGTGTCCCATGAATTTGAGAGGCTATTCTGTCGTTGCATAAATGCAGAATTTCGGAAGGTTTAAATCTAATCCACTTTCCTTTGGAATTTTTAACATCATATCTCTTAATCATGCCTTTTGGGTCTACAACAATTCTGACATTACCAGGATTGAGAGGCTTGAGATTGATTAAAGTCCCTTCATCATTTCTGATGATTTCTATATAACTGTCTCCGTTTGTTTTTTTAACTATAATTGCATTTGTAAGGATTGACTGAAAGCTGTCCTCTCCCCATCCTGTAATATTGTCTAAAAGAACTTTTGTTCTTGTATCTGTTTCATAACCTTTCCCCACAGTCCATCTTGCTAACGCCCTTATTGGCTCTTTGTAAGCAGGGTTATCTTCCCATAATCCCAGACCTTCATTCCAATAGTCATTATACCAATAGAATTCTCGAGTTGTTGCTTCGTCGATATAGCCGTAGGGCGTAGAGTAATCTAAGTTCGCATTATTCAGGTCTGTTGTTGTTGTTTGATTCAAGTTTGGCATTATTTCCTCATCTCTATCCTTAATTTAGTTAAAGCTTCTGTTAAATCTTGAATTGCTTTTATTAATAAATAATCTTTATCCTCTAATAAATATTCCTCTTTCTCTGTTTTTGGTTTAATTATAATTTTTTTTTCTGTCATTGTCCTATTTCTGTCAATTCAAAAGGAACATAAATTTTGCTCGCTCCTGAAATCCCTCCATATTCCGAACCTGCTGGGTCAGTTAAAATATATCCAGTACCTCCCTGATTTGATAAATTAGTCGCGGTTACGTTAATAATTAGCCTTATATATTCCCCTTTTTTTAAGTGTGTTCTTGATATGTTTCCACCTGTAATATAATACGCCCCTTCACCATCTGTAGAAGTTGTCTCAATATCGACAGACGCTGTTGTGTTTGTATCTGAGAATAATTCTGTTGTGTTTGAATCGACATCAACTTTATAAAGCTTTATATAATTAATTTCAAATCCTACAGATGATGATTCAGCTGCTGCAGCCGCGTATGATATAGAAGCATAGAAATTTCCCCTTATTGTTTTAGGAACATTTAGAGGACTTAAATCAAAAGTAATAGACTCTGTACGTCCAGGTGCTGGGTCTGCTCCTATACCCTTTCTAAAATTGTTATCGCTTGAGGTGCTTGAGATTTGCTGGTTTGTTAAAACATATTTTTGACTGTCATCATCTCTAATGGTTAATAAATAAAAAATTACTGTTCCAGTTCCCTCTGCTATATCTGTATAGTTATAACTGGCTATTACATTACTCTGTGCCTGATGTAAATTAGAGATTTGTTTGCTTGTCATCCTGAGTCAATTTTTAAATAAGATTTAATTTTGTCATTTTCTATTTGGCTTATGCCCTGCTGAATCTGGGTTTGCAGGAAATTAAGCCTTAAGGCTGCTCCGATTGTTCCGATTGCTTCTGGCTCGTAATTTATGATTTTTTGAGCTACATAAGCATCACAAATTGAACGCAAAATCTCCTTTCCTTCGCTTGTTAAGGAGCTATAATTTGTAACCACGTCATAACGGGCTGCATTTGAGACAAAAGATTCCGCCTCATCACTCCATAAAGCCAGAGTCGAGCCGCTTGCTGTTATTGTAGAATTCACGTTGGCCCCTGCTGTTGCTATTGCACTTCCGCTTGTATGTAAAGTCCAGCTCATTTAACAATAATGTATTTTAAAGTTTATAGATTTTTCCTTTTTAGCAAGCCACGCAGCTCTCTTGATTCCTTCAACAATATGTGAATCTTTGCCGTGAATTTTGATGTCTGTAATCTGATTATCTTTCTTGACTATCTCAATCTGTATGCTCCTAAAAGAAGCCTTAATCTCATCATCATCCAAAAGAAAAATCTCCCCATGCTCCCCCATGGCTTTTAAGTTATCGTGAAAATCCACATTCATGATTCTTTGCAGTTTTTTTCCTTCCCTGTCAAGAGATATTTGCCTGTTATTCATGGCAATAACTTTTCTTCTTGTCGTTGGGTTAATCAGAAGATGGTCATAAACTCCAACTCCGAGAGAACCAGAGCCCGCGTCAATTCCAATCTTTTCGTAATGAGGAGCGAATTCTGTGATTATTCTCTGCTCTGTGTGGGTTGTCGGCTTGTAAGCTTCCTGATGGTGCTCAATCTGGATAACCCTTAAATTGTGCTTGTCCGGATTTACAACATGCAGTCCTTCATAGGTTGTCTTGTCTCCCCCCATTCTCGCAATATCCACTCCTAAATAATTGTCCTGTTCTGGCTTATGCTCCGGCCGTTTCAGAATGCAGACTTTATCTATCCATGCATCATCATAAAATCTTTTCAAATCATCCATAAACAGCCCTAAATATTCCTGTCCATATTGAAGCTCTGTCATATCCCTCTTTTCTGCCTCTAAATGTGCTATTGCCGCCTTTCTCTTCTCTTCTGTCCATCCTGCCCTGACCGGCCTGTTATAAATGACTTCCTCGCTTGAGATGTGAAAAACCTTGAATCTCTTGTATTTGTTTTGATAGCATTCCCAAAAATAGCCTTCCTTTCCGAAAGGGGTTGAACACATCCAAATCTGGCCGCCTGTTGTTAAGAGAGTTGGCTTGGCTGCTGCGAAAATCAGCTCAGGCATCCTGGAGGCTTCATCTATTACCAAAACATCTCCTGTAAATCCTCTGACGCTGTCTCCGGTTTGTCCTACTGGCCTCGCTATGACTCTCGCTCCGTTGATTAAGGTTATCATGGACTGGTTTGTGAATCTCTGATTCTTCTTAATCATCTTTATATGGGTTTTTTCCAGATATTCCAAAACCATCACAATCATCAGTTTAGCCTGGTCTTCTGTTAATGAGACAACGATAATCTGAGAGTTTGCATGTTTGAGCATATATTTAGCAATCTTTCTGCTGAAGATTGTAGTTTTGCCGACTTGCCTTCCAGTGCAGAGTAAGAGATTGCCTTCGTGGGCTAAGAGTTCTTTTTGCCAGTCATCAAGGACTATATTTTGTTTCATGTTTTTTTTTATTTTATTTTTTTAAAAAAAAGATTATTTAACTATTTTTTGTTTTTTTTATTTTTTTTAAAAAGAAAAAAGTTTATATAGTTTTTGGGGATTTGTAATTGTATCCCTATTTGACCCAGTCACTTCTTGCGACTGGGTTTTTTTAATTTTATTTTTTAAAAAAAAGATTTTATAATTTTTAAAGGTGTCAGTGGGGATAGGCCAAAATTTATACTTTTTTGCTCATCGTCGGTAGTAACAAAAGTTCCACTGGAAATGAAGGTAAGTTATCCGTTGAAGCGGATAACTTTACAGCCAAACCAGTGAAGCCTTCGGGGGGTGAATTGCCTTAACTCGGCTTTCGCTTCTTGCGAAAGTTGGCTCTCGAGAGCCAATCGCGCTAAGAAAGCGCGACCGAGAAAGGCAAGAGGGGGAAGAAGGCCTCTATATATCCACTTCTTACGAATAACGCAAGAAGTGTTTTTTAACAAATTCTGCCTGAGTGAAAGCGTAGCTTTCACGAAGCAAGGGAAGTTAATAAATCTTCTGAATTAATGTTATGAGTAAGAAGTGGTGTTAAAAGCTTAAATAAAAGTTAACATTCAAAGAAATATGGTATATGTAGAAAATATATATATCTAACTCTGGTAAAGGTTTAAGAACTGTATACTTGTTTTGATTAATCCAGAGTAAATAACAGCCATAATTGAAGGCAAACCTTAGCAAGAAATATGCTGTTATAAGTTAATTATTATATAATTAACCAGCAAGATAACAACCTTAAAGTAGTAAGAAATGTTTATATATTTATATTCTTTTAATTCTGTATGGATGGACGAACTAAATTTTCAAGAGTTAAAAGATTAATTGATTCTTTAGAAGACAGAGAATACCATTTGGACGAAATTAAAAAATTAATCATGATGGAAATTGGAAGTCAGCCAAAAACCATTGCAGACACTTTAAATCTAATGACAAACTTTCAGATGATTAAAGAAATCAGGCCGTTTATCTTTAAAATTAATGCCAAATAAAAACTATGTCAAAGGACGCAGAAAAGAATATTCTACTGTCAAGAGATATAAAGAAAAATATGGATGCAAAATTGCTCAGAGAACCGCAGGCTCTCACTCTCCTTTTGATGTGATAGCAATAAACACTGAAACTAAACAAATATTTTTAATTCAGTGCAAGCCAGATGATATGTCAGGAGAAAAACAACAAAAAATCAGGGAAGAAAATAAAAAATTAAATGGTGTTTTTGAGGTTAAATTTTCAGTAATTTAAAACTTCTGATGCTCAATAAAATAGCCGGCATCTTCTAACTCTTTCATCTTCTGCTTCAGTTCTTCAACAGTGAAATATTTGATTCTGTGCCTGTTTCCTGCAGGTCCAAACTCATATTCACTCTGAAAATGGTGTTTTACATCACTTATCCCCTCAGTTGCCCCAATTTGCCCCATAGAAGCATCCTGACGAGTTTTTTTGGAGGAAGTGGACTGTTCCTTCAACTTTTCATCAATTAAAACCTTTAAAGTTTCTTTAGACTTGGTTTCAGGCTCTTTAATTCCCAAGGATTTAGCAAAAGAAATTTGTTTCTCTGTTGCTTCACTCATTTTCTTTTACCTCCTTTTCTGCTCTGTAAATGTGAATTGCATTTCTTAATAAGCTCCTTGTTTATTTTTATGAGCATTTTTGTTCTTTCCAAATTCTTTTTCCTGTTCTTTGGTTTTATTGCTTCTTCCAGCTGGTCTATTTCCATCTTTAACTTCTCCCTAAGATTGAACCACATTCTCTCTTCCTCATTCTCAGGCATTTCCATTCCTAATTCTTTATCTAGTTTCATTTCAATTTTTCCTCTCTTTCTTCCAATCTTTTAATTCTTTTACAAATATCTTTCATTAAATCCATTGTAAGAATGTGGTCCTTTCTTTTTTTCCTCAATAATTCTTCTATTGTTCTTGGTGGTTTCATTTTGATTTTTCCTCTCTGATGTATTCAGCAACTCTCTCAATATAATCTGAAAATGTTTCATTCTTTCTACCATAAAAAGTCCTTCTTAACTTTCTCCACGACGATAATTTAAACTTTACTGATTTATATGTG